GCTCGCGTTATTGATAAGTGCTTTTGACCCTCTCAACCAAGCCGACGGGCTGAGAGGGTTTGACAAAATATCAACGCCAGCCATGACGCCAGCGGCAGGGTCAACAGCCAAATCGGCATCAGCGGCAAGCCGCTCTGCGGTTTGTGAACCGCTTTTTACCGCCGCATAAGTGTCAAACATCGCGCGTTCATTATCAAGCATGTTGATATATTTCGAGAACGTATCAACGTCGCCAAAAGCCGCGCGGATTTTTTCCTCAAGCGCCGGGATGTCCTTCAGCTTCTTTGTGGCGTCGGCCCTGTTGACAAGGTTTCCGATCCTGTCCCTCAAAGCCGTTGCCGCACCAATGCGGAACTGTGCCGCTTCTTCCGGAGACATCGCTTGGACAGCTTGTTTCACAACGTCAACCTCGCCGCGCATGAACTTGCGGCCAAGATCGCCAGCATCTATAACGCCGCTGTACTGGCTCCACACATCCCGCGCAATTCCATAGTCTGGGAAAGCCTCATCCGCCATACCAATAAGGGCGTCCTTTTTCTGCATCAACAAACGAGCCGCATTATTATTCCCGGTTCTCTGCGATGCTGAAATCTGATCGTCAATGCTTCTCTTGACGGCATCAACAACCGGCATTGAATTGTCCGGCAAGTCACCCATGCCGTAAAGTGGGTTTCTTTTCACATTGGCAAACTCAGCCGCCAGATAGGGGTCAGATTTTACAATGGCAAACTTTTCATCCGGGATGAGATTATCAGCCATGTTTGCTGATTGATCGTAGAATGGTTTTGCCGCCGCCCCACGCGCGGCCTCCATTCCGGATCGCTCCGTCACGCCAAATCTTTCAGGGATCAAATCATCTATGCCGCCAGTGATACGTCCGATCTGGCCGCCCTGTAGCACCATATCCGCGCCGCGAGTTCCTTCCTGACGCGCGGTGACAAGCTGATCAATCAATGCCTTTCCTTCACCGGGAGCGCGAGCCGTAGCAGCGGCCAGCGCACGAGTGTTCGGGCCTATATCCATCAAGGCTGCATCCGGCCCCATTTGCGTCACGCGAGCAATCGCATCGTCAGGCGTCATGCCGTCGCGCATCATGGCCTCTACAGCCTTGCGCGCGGCAACGCTGGCTTGATTGTTCGCGCCCATGCGTCCTATCGTTTGGTCACCGATAGCCTTTAACGCTCTCGACCCGACTTCTACGGCTCCGGGCGCAAGAAAACCGACACCACCGGATAGAATGGCCGAGAGGGCGGCGCTTTGCATCCGATCATCGGCGTTATTTTCACCGGAATTGAACCCATAAGCCGCACCCTGACCCGCTGCATTCAATCCACCCGCGAGCATCCGCGTGCCAAGACCTGCACCCTGCGCCGTCCTGATCTGAGGGGCCAACATTGATGTTGGTATAGCACCGGCCACCTCAGACGCAATGGCAGACACGGGATAGTCATTGCGGAACTGCCCGAGGCGCTGGCGCTCCCGATCAAGATAGGCGTTATATCGGTCGCCATACGTTCCGCCAGAGCCTTTCAAAACAGGATCGAGCGCGGCGGCTCCTGCGGCTACCAATTCATCCCCACCGCCAAAAACGCCCCCCTGCAAGGCAGAGCGCGAAACGCCCTCGGCGTAGCTTGGGCGGCCCTCTTGGCTCAGTCCGCCATATTGACGCTTGAAGGTTTGATCCGGCGTTTCGCCTGGCTGTGGCCGCGAAGCCTGTGCGCGGAGATAATCTCCAAACGGGCCATCTTTAGCGCGGGCAATGGAAAGATCAGTCGGATCCATTGCTGCGGCTTGGGAGGAAAAATCAGGCTTCTGACCAAGCGGTGTCCACGTCTGACCGTCATAGACAAGACTTTCACCCGTCTCAGGGTTTACAGCCTTTTGGGCTGGCTTCCATGTGCCATCACTATCGAGAAAAAGAGCGTTGCCATTGCCATCTGTTGCTATCGGCATTTACTGACCCTGAATCTGAAAGCCGGGCGGCGGCGGCGGAAGGTTGCGCTGCCCCGGCATCTGTGGGGCTTGTTGCGGCTGTTGCTGTACCGCGCCGAAGTCCTGCTCAAAAGCCTGCCTGCGAACCTGCGTGTTCTCAGAAAGAACACGCTTGAGACGCTGAAGATTGGCAACAAACTGATCTTGCGATTGAGATTGGTCGAGCGAGCCAAGAACCGATTGCAGAAGGGTGTTTTCTCGATCTGATACCTGACCAAGTGCGCCGCCTGTCGGTGACGCCTCTCGCATGGCCTGCAACTTGTCAAAGCCGATATTGGCCTTGATAGTGTTGAGCGTAGAAGCGAGATTCCCGGCATCTGACCCCGGCATAACGGACATGATTGAGCCGAAGCCGGTTGTACCGACGGGGCCGAAGCCACCGCTTTGAGCGAGTGAAATTGCCCTGTCAATATCCTGCTGCACAACACCTTGCTGAGCTTCGAGCCCAGACATGGCGTTTTTCGCAGCCTTTAGACGTTCCGGCATGGAGCCGATGCGCTCACCTTCGATAGCACCAGCCTTTTTTTCTCTCTCCACGTCATATTGGGCACGCGGATCAATGCCAGGCGGCATGACTGGGCGAATGTCGCCAGATGGTTGCTGCGGCATTCCGGAAGGCGGCATCTGGATACCGGCTGGAGGCGGCATCTGGAAGCCAGAGGCTTGGGGCGCGGTGCCAGGCTGCATTGCACCATGCATCATCTGCGGCCCACCTGATGGAACGGGAAACGGTGACGGCTGTCCAGTTCCTGGATTGAATGCGGGCTGGAACGTAGACCCGATCTGGACCGGGTTTCCGTTGCTGTCCATCCCCATGCGAACCGCCATGCCAGACCCCTTGTCGATCAGGAAATAGCCATCTCCTGATGGAACCGCATAATACTTTCCAGCCGTGGCCCGGTCCACGTCCGCTTTCATTTGCTCAAGCGCCATACGATCAGCAAACTCTCTGTTCATGCGGGCTTCTTGAGCCGCAATCTGCTGCGCTTGTTGTGCCTGCTGTGCCGCGATCTGCATGTTCATGCGTTCATTCTGCGCTTGGTTCTGCACGTCAAAACGCTGCTGCCATTGGCTATTATCAGCATCCACCTGCGCTTTCTGCATCATCAATTGCGCGGCAAGATTACGGGCGTATGGATTGTCTCCAAGACCCTGCAATGCAGTCGCTGCACCGGAATATCCACCGGCGGAATCAGCCGGTGCGACTTCTCCGGTATCGGGGTTTACCCATGGCTTGGCGCTCATGCCGCTGACATATGCTTCCATCGCGGCTTGCTGGTTCTGATCGTCTTTTCTCGCATTGCTTCCTTCGAGATACTGCCGCAAGACATGCGCCAGACCACCGGTAAGCGTGCCATTGTTATAGTCTGGCTGATTGGCGAGAAGCGCGGACAATCTGTTGCCGCTGCTCAGGTCTGATCCGGGGAGTTTTTGAGCCATTATCCGTGCGCCTTCGGAAAGCGAGGCCGACTGTCAGGGCCGAAGAACTGTGAACGCATCTCAGGGTTACGCCAGCCACCTTGCATAAAAAAACTCAATATGGCCTTGTTTGCCTGTTTCCGGTTCTCAAGATTGGATTGCTGCCTTGACATTGGAAGGCTCTGGCCCCAACCGCCAAACTGCTGTTGGGTGGAGTTTCCCAAACCGCCGCCAGCCATCGAACCTGAGCCGTAACCCCATGGATTGTTCATGTAATCACCTCTCCATAGTTGACCATGAGAAACCCGCTTTCATGCATCGCCACGGCTGACGGAATGACCTTCGCCACTTCTTGAGCCATGACGCCACGATGGCGACCGCCACCCCACACATAATCGAAGTCATAGACGCCGAAGCCCCGCGGATCACGATACACCAATTCAACATTTTTCTTAAGGCGAAAGTCTGAGAAAGAGAAGGCAAACGGATTTGCTGCATAGGCACTAGCGCCAGCGCCCAGCAACCCGAACAGCCCTTGTGTGTTGGCCGCGTTCTGCGCCTGCTGCGCGTTATAGTTATTCAACTGGCCGTTGTAGCTGGCATAAGTTGCGCCCATGACATCCGCCGGGTTGATCTGCGACTGTGGCGAGTTGACAAAATTCGGCGGCTGCACCTGAGTTCCGCTCATCATCGCGGCCAGTTCGTTCAAAGGCATCTGGCGCGATGTGATAAGGTTGTTCAGGTTCTGATTGTAAGCCGTGTTCGCCATGCCGAATTGCTGCGCCTGCTGGCCCAAGGCGGCGTTTTGCGCGGCAAGAGAAAAATCATTCTGGCTTCTGTAGAAATTATCCATCGCGGAATTATAGGCTTCCGAACCATAGCCGATGCCCTGATTCGCAAGTTGCGTCTCAAGGATGGAACGCTGCTGATCGGCCTGCGGCTGGTTGCGTTGGATAATGCTGTCATAGGCGCGTTGCCATGCGTCGTTATCCGCCGTCGGCACAGGGCCAATGCTCGAAATATCAAGCGGTGACGAAAGAGTTTGCGACACCTGATCGAGCTGGTTATTTGCCGTCTGCCCATATTTCTTAGACGCCTGATTTGTCAGGTCATAAATCGCCTGCTGTTCAGGAGATAGTGTCTGCGTCACGCTATACTGTGGTATGCCGTCCGCCGACGTGCCGCGCTGCGCATATTCCAGTGAGCCGCCAGGCGTGTACTGGTTGACCATGTTCAACTGCGATTGCGCGATAGCCGTTTCCTTATTGGCCGCAGCCTGCGCATTTGCAGTCGCAACGGGATCGGGCGCGGGGGGCGGCGAAGGCGAGGATTTTCCCATTTCATTCTCCAAAAATACGGATGTAATCTGGCTTCAACATCCGGCATATTACAGCATGACGCCTGCGACCGAAATGATGCGCAAGTGTCGCCTCTTTCTTGAATCCTATATGAAGATTGACGCGCAACGCAGCCTCATTATCGTGCGGCGTTGCGGTCCATACCTTGTAAGCGCCGATCTGGTTGAACGGATATGACAGAAGGGCTCTAAGATGCTTTTTGCGGCTCCACATTGGGTTATCCGCCGCCATGCTGATCTGTATCGTTCCAAACTCGGGTTGAAAGTCATGGTATACCACACCGGCGAGCATCTTGTTTCCAGAGTAAACCCCGATTGCCGCACATGGGCCAAATCCACGCGCGACATGCGGGATGCGATCTTGCACCCAGCCAGCCACCGCTTCATCACATCCGAATAGGAGGTCGCTCAAATCGGGCCGCCACGCGTGAATATGAAACTTGTCGAAATCCAACTGGGCCTTGCTGTGAGACTGTCAACGCGAACGCGCAAAGATGCAGATCGGCCATGGCCTCGCACGCCACGCCAGCCGCGATAAATCCGTCCCGCTGATGCCCACTTGTCGATGCCCCAATGAGACACACCCCACTTTGACACATCAACTGATTCGGATGGAACAGGTCTGCTCGAAGCTGGACGAATTGTAAAGTCAGTGTTCAGATCAATCGCCGGGTTTGGGTCGCCGCTGCTATCAAAGATCGGCTCTACCAGCTTGAATGCCTTGTTGACGCCGGATGACCCAAAATAGCTGAATGCTTGGAGCGCATCGCCCTTGATGTACGAACCATTATCGTCGCTGTCTGTGTCAAACTGATAGACCGTTCCGTCAGTGCCGCCAAAGAAAATGGCATCTCCTTTCATGCCCCAACACCGCGCGTTAAGCCCCGTAAACCGGCAAGGTGCACCAGTGATCGTGTTGAAAACATATTGATGATAAGCCGTGGATGACTGCGGAACATTGAAAATCATCATTGCAGCGCCGGGATAGATAATCGGCTGCCAGCCATAGAGAGAGCCATAGTTCCGTTGAGCGTCGTTCACCGCCTTGTTGATCTGCTCTGAAAGCGCGACCTTTTGCGTCTGTGATCTGTCCATGCTCAGAACCGAAGACCCGGCAACAAATCCATCCTGTGTAATCATCACAAGATCAGCGCCAGCCTTTATCATGCATCGTCGCCCAATCGGTCTGCCGAGGCGGAAAACGCCAACCAGCGACCACGTTGACGCAGAAGACGGGTCTGTCCCGCTATAGATGATTGCCTCGCCCTCTGAAGTGAGGAACACCGCAACATCATCCGTTCCAGCGCCGCCGTCCCTTGTCCATGTCCCCATGGCCATGATGTAGCCGCCAAGGCTTGACACAGCCGCGAGAGAGAACTGGGCAGCCGTCCCAGAAATGCTGTTAACAGGCAGATACCATGCTGTCAGGCTGTCTTTCTCGCCAAACCAGAGGCGGCGCTGATGCAGGTTGCACCATATGAGATTGCCCGGCGTCGGCCCCGTGATGGATGCTGTTGACCATGTTGTTCCATCGTACAGAATCGGCGTATTAGCCCCATTCACGGCGAATAGAAACTGTCCCCCTGCCGTGCCGATCTGCACCTGCTGAAACTGTGCGTTGGAAAGGCTTGTTACAACGGCAGCGCCAACCGCGCCAACCGCCGACACGTTGTAAATGTTTGCCCCATTGGCCGCAAAAAGAGAGTTCACCCCCGCAATAGAAGAATAGCTCAACAACGTATCTACATTTCCGGTCATTCCGGTCGCGTGCGCCTTGTGGCCACGGCGAAGCGTTACCTTGTCGGTTCCTGGAAACCAATTATCAAGAATAATCGCATTCTCCGGCGGCATATCCACAAGCGCGTTCTTGGCATCCCACCCACCATATGGAGGCGGAAGCGATGCGGATTGGCTCGCTGATCGCATCAGTAATACCCGGTCAGAATTGATTGAACCATCGGAGCGCCAGAAAAACGCCGCCCGCCACGTTGGAAAATATCACCCGCCAGCATGGTTTTTGACGCTGGTTGGTCATTCTCGATCAGTTTGTCAAAGTACTGCTCGAAATCAGCGCGGGCGCTGCCTGACGGCAAATCCTCACCATCGAGATACGCAAAAATAATGCCAGCTATGAGAAGGTTTTCATCCAGCGCGAAAGTATCAGCATCATTCGCGAACGACGATTGCCCGACAGACCCAGGTGACAGGCACCATTCATTGGATATGTATTCGAACGCGAGCGTCTCGCCGCCAGCCATGACAGGCATGACCTCAACGCCACCACTGCGATAGATAAAGCGGCGCTCCGGGTAATTAAAACCGAACGTCTTGAAGCTCTGCCACTCAACAGGCGTGACAGGCCCTGTGATGAGTTCGGACCCGGACCTGTTCCAGAATGTTTCAGGAACCATCCTGTCAAAGTCGCTCGGCAATAGGCCGGTCTGCGTTGCGCCTGAAATCGCTGTGAATGTCTGCTCCTTGCGAAGCGACTGCCAGTCATAGACCTTCATCAGGCGGTTTCCGATCTTGTTGGCATACCGCAAGAGCTTCTGCGCGTCAGGATCGGGGTTTGAAATGACCGTGACAGGGCGTAGAATGCCGACCTCATCAGCAACAGACTGGCATATATTGAGAAGTGTCATTCGCAACCCCGTTAAAAGAAAACGGGGGCCAAAGCCCCCGCCGTTTGTCAGGCGATGACGCCAAAATTCTTCAGACGCGCTTCGAGCTGAGACACGCGCGTCTGTAGATTGAGAATGACACTCAGCACCGTGTTACCCTCATCCGCCGTCACAAACCCGTATGGCGTTGTGGTTGTGAGGTTCTGGATAGCATAGTCCGGCGTGCCTGGGGCCGTGTGCGTGATCGACGTAAGCTGTGCCGTCAGGGCAGCGCCCTTGGCAACAGGTGTCGCGCCGTAAAGGCCGACAAGATCGGTTGACGATTGGCCGAGATTGGTGCCATCGGGGCCACCGTCAGAAAGCTGTTTTACAGCCATGATGATAAATCTCCAAAATTGGGGGAAAGAGAGAATGGGGCCGAAGCCCCACTCAATTAAGCCGCGCCGGAAATGCGCACAGCCTGACGCGGATCGACGGTTTTCACACCGTAAAGCACATCAAGACGCCACATGCTTTCATCCGAGATGCCGTCATAGACAGGGATCACGCGAACGCTGGTTCCCTTGTACGTCTGGCGACCGACATCAACCGCGCCGGGCGGGCTGACAAGCGGAACCGTCACGAGGGCAAAAGCCTTCTCGGTGAAGATCATGTTCTGACGATAGCCTGTCGAAGCCGTGCCAACGCCGGTAATGGCCTTGCCGTTGAGGTCCGTCACGCCAGATGTGACCGCGACATTCTTGAAGGCTCCTGTCCAGATCATGGCCGGCGAAAAAACCAGCGTATCGGCGGCATACGAAACAACGGTGAACTGTTTCAGAAAGCCGAGAGACGCTTTCGTCACAGGGTTCACCGCGTAAACATCAGCGATTGTGAACACGTCGCCAGCATTGAAGCTGACCGACGATGTCGTGATCGTCTGCTGGTTGGTGTCCTTCACGGCGTCATACGTGATTGTTGCCGTCGTGATGGATGAGCCGACCGTGCCAGACAAGTCAGACCCAGTCGTGTGTGTCGCGACGTTCTGCGACATGTAGGTATCGACATTGCCGACCATGCCAACGCTGCCGCTACGGTACGAAGGCTTGTTGATCGTATCGTTGTATAGCGAAGTCTGGGAGCCAACCAGTCCCCAATGATCCGGCGGCGAGAGAACGGCACAGCGGCCACTCTGATCGACGGCGTATTCATCAAGACGCTGCGGGCCTGCCGAAAAATCAGAAAACGAATTGATTGTCTGACCCGGCGTGCCAACCCAGTTCGGCACGTCCTTGTAAAGAGCGTGCAGGTCCATATCCATCTTGTTGGCAAGCTGGACCATCGCATTCTTGATGACACGCTCGGAGAGTTCCTTGATGTTCAGCGTCAATTCCTGAGACGTGAACTTGAAATCAACGCCGATACGCTTGTCAACGGTGATGCTCGTCTTGCCTTCAACAACGTTCTGTGCCGACGCAGTAGCGCCAGTACGAACGATGAAATCAGCGGGCTTGCGGATCGAGATTGTCTCGCCTTGCTCATACCCGTTGACCTTTTTTGAGAAATCGTCCTCATAGCCGCGAAAAACCTTTTTCGCCATCACGAGTTCGTTATCGAGAATAGCAACAGCCGCCTTGGCGATGATGCTGGCAGTCAGTGTCGTATTGGACATCTGATTATCCTTCCATGGGATTAGCGCGCCTCACGGCGGGCTTGATTTTGGGTTAGCCCGGAAGACCAAGATACTTCTTCATTTCGCTCACGCTCATTGAAGTCGCATCCTTCACAGACGCGCCGCCCTTGCCCTTCGACGGGGTGAACGGTTTTGCCTGCTCTGGTTTCGGGGCCGATGATTTGTTCTTGGCTGTCGCCTGCATACGGTCGTACATCATCGCCTTATAGGCCATCTTCGCTGTGTTCGGATTGAGCGGCCACGTCTTGGCCTCATCCGGGGTCATGCCGTAATTCTTGACCACATAATCAATGATCTCCGGCTCTCTGGCCGCAAAATCCTTGATCTCGCGCTCGACCAACTGCCTGCCGACGGTCATGCGGCGCTCAACTTCCTGTTGCTGCGTTTGCATGAGGCTGGTTTCAGTTTCATCGACCTTTCTGATGATGTTCGAAAGCTCCGCCTGCTTCTGCGCAATCACGTCTGAAACACGTCGGGCCTGATCCGGGTTGGATTGCCACAACTGATCGACATTGATTTTCGAAAGCTGCTCAAGCTCGTTCTTGATATGCTGGCCGCGTGAAAATGATGTCAGAAGCTCGCCGTTCATGGTCGAAAGTTTCTGGACTGCGACTTCTTGCGCTTCCAGAAGTTTCGCCCTTTCGGCGACGTCTTGTGACTTGCGGGTGTAGTCCGACCATGTTCCGCTTGTGAACTTGTCGATCTCCGCAGCGAGTTCGTCAGGGATAGACCCCTTGGGAACCTTCAGCTTGTTGCCGCCGAAGTTGAACTCGATTTCCTCTACCGGCTCCGGCTCACCTTCCTCATTTGAATCGGGGTTGTCGTTCTCGGCATCATGCTCCTCTGCATCCGTTTCGATCTCGGGCGCATTATCGTCCCGTATCTCCGCGACTGCCTCAGGTGCGGATTCAACTTCCCCAGCGGGGACGGTTGAATTTTCTTCAATCATCTTGAATCTCCTGTTCGGGGTGCATCACTGCAAGCCCTGTTGGACTGGCATCATTCCGCTCATCGGAGGTTGGCCAGCAGGATTTCCCGGAACCTGTCCGGGAATAGGTTGTGGCATCGGCCGTCCGCTCTCAGCCGCCTGAATTTGCGGAGGAAGCAAAACCTGCAATCGCTTTGCAAGTTTGTCTGAGCCGGGGAAATCCATATTCTCGGCAAGAATATCGCCGATCACCGTAGCAGAGCCCGGGACCTGGCGCATGATCTCGATCAGAGTATCGCGCGTCTGTTCCCGTGCCGTGGCGAAATTGGCCCCAGTCGAAACGGAAACATCATAGCGGCCAACCGAAAGATTGTATAGCTGCGGCCCAGTGCCTTCTTCATTCTGGACCGACGATCCGCCGTCCTGCTGCGTCAGGTGAATGACCTGCTCTCGGCTATCCTCGCCAAGAATGCGGATTGTCTGCTGCTCGGAATATACCGCCGGGATGATCTCTACCAGAATGCGCCCGCACGCCTCGACTGCGCGGTTCAGGTTGTCAACAAAATGAAAATTGGATGCGTTCGACTGCCTCTCACGGGCCAGAATGGCCTTTCCGCTCTTTTCATTCGATTCCGCGCCGATTGAACTGTCAAAAATACCCGTGATTGATTTCATGTCGTCAGCCGCCGTCATGGCCTCATTCAGTGCTCCCGCAGGAACACCCGCGAATCCCTGGCGCTGAGGCATCGGACCCTTGCTGGCGTCGTATTCCAGATATGGGAATGACCGCGTGTTGGCGCTGGCCCAATCCGCCTCCGACCCCTTCGGGATGCCGCCCTTCGGAATTATAAACGGCGCTTTGGGCGCAAGCGCGACAAGTTCAGTCGCAGCCGTGCGCCAGTAATTGAACATCAGTTGAGGGTCTTTGGCGTCCCGTATCAGCGAGCGGAAATGTCTGCGACCGTCAATGATAACCTCATCTCCCCACACAGGGCAGATGGGAATGGTCGATCCGGGCCATTCATCCTCCTCAAGAACCTCCACGCCGTTTATGATCCGGCGCATGACCTTGTGGTATTTTGCCTCGCGCTGGCGGGCAATGGTCAGCCCATTCACCTGCATGAACGCGGCTGTGATTTCATCATCATCAACCTGACCACCAAGGCTGACGCCTCCCGCCTCGAAAAACCGCCTGGCGATGTCCGGCAAGGCATCCTTCCGCACATCCCGCCCGTCACTCAGGCGATATAGCGTCCGCTTGTTTTCCTCCCGCGTGAAATACTCGGCAACGCGAATGCGGTCATCCTCTGACCAATTAGACTGCATGTCAGCCTGACTGCCCTCGAACGAAACCGGCGATGCATCTGGATAGCGTTTCTTGAACGTCTCCTGCGTTAGAAAATCAGAGACGAATGCATAGTCCCAGTCAGATGAATCAAACTCCGTACTCGACACGTCCCAATGCACCATCAGCGGGTTTGGCACGCGGTCAATGTATGCCTCCATGTCGAAGCTGTCAGGGCTTACAAAATCAATGCCGACGCGGAAAAACCCAAACCCGCCGGATACCGCGTGCTCGATAGCCGTGTCATAAGCAATGTCAGCCTTGCGCCGCCCGTTCTGGATACGCCTGATCAGGCCGCCAATGACATTGGCCGTGTCAACGTCAGCACCGCTATCCACAGGAGAGACCTGAACTGATGGCGTGTTCTGGCGCGCATCGTTAACAACCTGCCGGATGAGCGGCAACAGCCTGTTGATTGTCAGGCAAGGGCGACCCTCAGCCTGACGCTGCTTGACGATTTCGTCCGGCCACTGTTTGGCAAGCCGCGAAAACACAATGTCATCATGCGCCTCACGCCTGTTCTGATCGGACGATGAATGGCTCTCCTCGAACTTCTCAAGCGCCTCATGGATGATTGTTTCGCCGGTTTCCTTTTCGCTCATCCCATCCACGCCCCGCTCGTTCTGTAGCGCGGCATCTGCGCTGGCTCGCTGACCTCAGACACCATCGCCGGGAAAAGCTCTGTCAGCGCCCACACAGCCGCGTCCAGACGATCCGGCGACCCTTCGCCCTGATAGCCTGAACTTGTCATCATGGTCATCTGGTTTTCCAACTCGCTGAACGATCCGACATGGCTGACGCGGCCCTGCTCGTACAAGGCGCTGATCGGCTCAGCCCTTACGTGCTTTCCGCGCGTGGCACGAACCTCGATAATCGGGAGATTAGGCCTTATGCTGTCCAGGACGTGACGCACCATGTCACCGCCCTGATTGATTTCAATCACAATCGCATCCGCCTGCAACCTGTCAAATGTCGATATTGTCCGCCTCGCCCACTCGACCGGCGATCCCGTGGTAGATGCATCGTCGATTATATATCCGCGCTGATCCGCGCCGACGCCAGCCGCGATAATCCCATGCTCATCGCTCGTTTCCGTGTCCGTCACAGCCGGATCGACAGCAACAACAATGCGTTCCAGTTTTGGCATGTCCCTGACGCGGTAAAGGTCAATAGCGCCCTGCTGCCATAGAGCGCCCGGCATGTCGCCCAGCACCTCGCCATTAAGCTCCTGCCTGCCCAGCCGAGTGCCAGCATATCTGGCCTGTATTTTCTCGATAAACGG